CCAATAAATCCGTGTGGTGTGACGATTATTTTTCCATCATCATACCCTAACCCATTAATATGGTTTTTCATAACAGACACTTTTGTCCTTGATGCAAACTTAATTGTTCTTTTATCTTTAGTTGCTGTAATTTTAGTTGTACCAGCTCCTTTTTGATTTCCATATAAAAAAACTAATGATGAGTTTAACCAAATCGCTTCACCACCTTTAGCTTTAATTTTTGGTTGTCCAAAAGGATTATCAGGTAATTCAACCCATGGTTGATTTACAATGATTAAAGTGTTTTCATATTTTGAATCAGATTTACGAGAACCTGAAATTCTTTGATTGATACCCATACCAATCTTATCGGCTAATGTTGAAGCGTTGTGTTGTTTCCCACCTTTACCTTCAAAAGTCATTTTACAAGGAACAGAACCAACTGAATCCCACATAAAACATAAACTATAATCTAAATTACCTTTTTCTTGTTCATCTAACAAATTATTAATATAATCGGTTATTTGTTCAATATAACTAAAATTATTATTAAAAATATAAAATCCGTCCCAATCAAGTTCACCTGTTTCTTCATCAACAACTTCCTCACAATCAAAGCCCATAAGTTTTGCGTGTTCAAACGACCATTTTTGTTCTGTGATAATAAACACAGGAAGAATACCTTTCTTTTGGGCATCCACCGCAGTTTTAACCAAAGCAGTTGTTTTACCTGTATCTGAGTGACCTAAAAACATATTTAAATGTCCTATAGCAGGACCAGGTAATCCAACAGCATCCAAAAAATCAGGACCTAAATCAAAAAATCTTTGAGGTTTATATTTTGCGGATGTTGAGAATTTGTCTTTAATAGACTTAAAATCAGTTTTCTTGATTGCCATTTTCTATTCTTTTAATGTTAGGTAATTTACTTGTTTTATTTCTATTATAGAAAGTATTGTCTTCTTCGTAAAGAACACCAATTTCTTCTTCATGAAGGGTTATCAATCTAAGACCTAATTCCCCATCTTCTGATTCTTCTTTCAACATAGCAAACAAAACTGTTTCACCAATCTGTTTAGCCCTACCTGAAAAGTATCCTTTATCTTTTAGTTGACTTAAGATTTCATAAGACAACATTTTATTATCCCTTAATTGTAGGTCAATTTCTTCTTTAAATGTCATGTGATAGAATTAACATGTATGGTACCATACAAGATACCATACATGATTTTTTTTTTATTTTAGAATGGAAGGTCTTCGTCAACCTCATCATTTGCTTGTGGGTCAACAGGTTTTGAGTCATTTGATTTTTTACCACCAAAAGATTCTGTTTCAACAGAACTATCTCCGTAAACGTATCCACCTTTTTCTGAATCCCATTTTGGTGTTTCTCCACGAGATATCGCCTCAAGGTATTCAACAGGTTTTTTAGAATAAACATCTAACCAAGTTAACTCATCTTCAATCCAAGCCTTTGCTTGTGCCGTATCTTCGTGAACAGGTGCTGGGTCATCATACATAATTGTTGATACCGCAGTATATTCTTTACCATTTGGTGCTTTTGATTTGTTTAATTCAATGATTAAATCACGACCTTTTTCAGAGTCAGTAATATCACCTTTATTTCTCCAAATCGGAATAATCTTGTCTAAGATACCATCGTTTTTGTAGTTGTGTTTGAATCTCCAAAATTTTGGTCCGTCTTCTTCTTTATCTCTATCTATAACTTTTACAATATAGAATTTACGAGAACGATATTGAGCCGCTAATTGTTTGTCAGACTCTTTACCTGTTGCAATTAATTCTTCGTAAACCTCATTCAATGGTGAACGCTCGTTGTCGTTTTTTCCTGGGTCGTAGAATTTTTGCCATTGACCACCAACTTGGATTTCGTGGTACCATGCTTCTTTGAACGGTGAAGAACCGTCTGTTGTAGGAAGAATTCTTACTCTTCTCTGTCCTGATTTCTCTTTATCTAATAAGATTAAAGCGAAATACTTTTTCATTCTTTCGTCTTGCGACATTTTACTTTGGGCTCCGCCCGCAGATTGTTGTGATTTTTCGTACTGTGCCAATACGGCGTCTAATGAACTCATGTTTTTTTAATTTTAAGTGATTATCTATCTGATATAAATATAGGTTATAATGTGACTTTAGTCAAATGAAAAAGGTGTCTCTCGACACCTTTATTTTATCTAAACGATGTTTTGTAATTATCGTTACTTGGTGTTCCTCCTGGTTGAAAAGAACTTTTAATATCTGAAGAATTAATGTCTGTTACATCATCTGTTGTTAAAACATAATCATTTTTTCCCGTCTTTTCCATCTCTTCCGATTTATCATCAAAAAATTGTGATAGTTTTTGATTGAATGGGTAAGAATCGTATGTTCTTAATTCTAATTTTTCTTGTGGAGTTTTTTCTCTATACTTTTCAATCTTAGCTTCAAGGCTATTTAATTTGTTCATTATATTATCCATTTCTCCAAGTCTTGATTGTAAATTATCCAACTGACCGAATAAGTTATTAAAATATTCTTCTTGTTTTGTTTCAATATTTTTTTGAGAATCCACTAATTCTGTTATATCAAGTTCTTCAGAATCTTCACTTCCTGTATCAGAACTCTCATCAGGATTTCCATCATCGTCAAGTTTTTCAATATCAGGGTCATTTGCAATATCAATTGGTTGGCCTGCTTCCGGTGCTGGTGGTGGTACCGCTCCTGCGTCTGAAGGTGGTGGTGGAGCTCCTGCCCCTGCATCTCCAGGTGCTGGTGCCAATGGACCTAAATCTTCAGGAGGTAGTGCTTCATCCGCAGCCTGTTCTGTAATGTATTGATTAATACTTTTATATCTTTCAATTTCACTTAATATTTTTTTATCTATCATTGTGTTATCCGTTTAATAATTGTTTAATTCCTCCTGCTGTCTCAACTCTAACTTTTCTGTTAATTGTTGTTTGATGACCCGCTCTCTCAATAAGACCATCTCTTTCTCTGATTGTATAACAATCTCCTGTGTCTAAATCACAAACTTGTTGTGTTCCGTCACCGTTATCTGTTTGAGAAACTCTTGTTGATTTCCCAAGATAGTTGTCTAATGCTGATTTTATGTTCATAAAATTGTTTTTATTATAAATATGTTGTTATGTTATAAAGTGAATGGTGGACTATAAACGATTTGTTCTAAGACTTTACCTCCGATTGGCGCAGTAAATCCATAAGGTTTATACGATATTTTTAATTTAAACACACCTAAACTATTAACCGTATATTCATATGTTTGACTATCGACATTTAATCTACCAGAATATGGCGCTATTTGATTATTAGAATTAAGAATTGCCCTATCATTATACCAACTATCCTTAAAGTCAGGAGAGTTAAACCTGAATGTAATATAACCACCGGCGGGTTTTTTAATATTAAAATATTCTAATCCCATTCCTTGTATATCAGGACTTTCCCCAACTAAAGTTATTGACAATTGTTTTTCTGGAAAAGTAGTACCACTAGTTGTTACAGGTGGTGGTGGTGTTGCAACCACAGGGTCACCCTCTTTAATATCTGTTTGGAATATATTAAAATTATAATTTAAAATTACATCGTTTGGATTTTTAACTTTATCATCAGGTCTTACATATAATTCAATTTGAGTATAAGCTCTAATATTTTTTTCATCTAAATCATCTATACCTACCACCTCAATCATTTGTTGTTTTGAAATTGAAAATTCTTGTTGGTCGGTAGAAACATATCCATTAAAATGTTGCCCATAACTATTTTCAAATGTGTCTTCAATGTATTTGTTATTTGGTCCTGGTACTACATCCACGATTTTAGATGAATAATCATTTTGAGTGTCTATTTTCCAAGCACCGGCATCAGGATTTACCCTAACAGTTAATTGAGTTGTACTACCTCTAGCGTCTTTAGAATCAGTAACAACAATTAATGGTGTTGGTCCTGTGTTTTGTGGATTTGTATTCACCCCCGGCGCAACATTCGTTACAGTTGTTGCGGTTGTTGCTGTCGTACTTGTTGTTGACGGAGTGTTTGCCGCTTCTGGATTTGTAATTGAACCTGGTGATGTCATAGAAGTTCCACTTAATGATGGGTTATAGTTAAATAAAGTTCCTCCTGAAAATGAACCATAATCCGTTGTAATACCAATTTGGGTATAAATGTTAACATCTCCCGTGAAAATTTTAGGAACTACAAATCTCACCAAAGTATCATTAACAATAGTTACACTACTAAATGGTACTAATACATTAGCGATTTTAACTTCTTTAGTTGTTATTAAATTTCTACCATTAACTTGGAGAACCGTTCCTGTATATCCTGATAATGGTGCAATTGTTGTATACACCGGTGGAGGACAAGTTTTACCCGCCAACGCTGGAAGTGGTGTTGGTGTTGGTGTAACACCAGGAGTTTTTCCTTTTTCCTCTGTCTTCTTAATTGTCAATTTAAGGTCTTTAGAATCTGCAACTGTTGATAATCCAACTTTAACCGCAGAATTTAACGCATTGTATAACGTATCTTTAGTTTCTTTAAATTCACCAATATGTGAGTTATAATAATCTTCTGAAACATTATCTATAGGCCAATGACAAACATACCATTTTGCAAGACCCATTTCTAATATTTGTGGAACTCTTTCCGATAATCTTCCAATCATAAATCTAATATAAGAGTCAATTGTATCAAAATGTGCTAGTGGTTGAGAGGTACTTGATGATGCATTTGTTTTAACTTTTACACAACTATAATTTCTTTGTATTAATGTGTTTTGACCTCCCCAATCCTTGCTTAACGAAATTAATCCAAAGTTATTATCCCACCCATTAAATGACTTATCTTGGAATGTGCTAATATATGATAAAGAATAAATAATAATTTGAAGTTCTTGACTGTTTGGTACAAGTTTAATTAATGCGTCTGCAAATGTTTTTGGTTGTATTGGGGTTAATACGCCTGCAACACTTTGGTATCCAGCGGCAAATGAACTATTAAGATTAGAAACACAAGCGTTTGTTGTATCTAAAGTATTGTCCGCCTTTTGTGGTACTTGAGTACTCTTAATCGCATTTGTGGTACCACTAATAGTTACACTATCTTTATTAATTTTTAAAATTTCTTCAAGTTTAGTCAAAAGATTTTGATTAATACTTTGTAAGAAAGTATCAATCGCAGGTAAATCAAATACCCCTTGTCTAATACCTGTAAAAGTTGTTTGGAAGTTACCCGATTGAATACTATGGTCAACAGATTGAATCATATAAGGTCCATTAAACATTGGAACATGTCTAAGATTAAAGTACATTGTTGGTTGTATCAACGCATTACCTAATGACACAACAGTACATTTATAACTTCTATTTTTATAAAGATTGTATAAACTAACATTTTGAGTAGCACTTTGTCTTCCTGACGCTTGGTCAACCATATTCAATT